GATTTTGCGACACCAAAATATTTTTTTTACTTCTAGCGCATATATAAAAAATTTTATACTATTAGGTATCGCAACTCTAAATATGGCAGAATTATGGCAAAAAAAAGAAAAAGAAAAAAGAGATACAAGCATGCAACCATAGGTAAAAAGAAGTATTACTTCTATAAAATTGTTTGGGTTGATCCGTGCGGCGATGCAGGACATGCGGATGAAGATGAAATGAAAAAATTAAAACCTGCCATTATGATTTCACAAGCGTATATTTTTGCTAAAGATAAAAAACATGTATGGACTTTTGCTTCATATGACACCGAACAAGCTGTATTTTCAGACCGTAATTGTTTCCCACGAAGTATAATAAAAAAGATGGAAAAAATATTAAATTAAATGATTGCTTTTGAATGGGAAAAAATATTTCATGACGCTGACAAGGAGGAGAAAATGCAAGATCCAAAAAATAAAATTGAAGAGCTCGAGGATAAGATTGAGAAGTTAGAGAATGATATCGCTAACATCAAAGACGTTCTTGATGTTCAAGATGAGCCAGATATGGACGAAGATGAGGATATTGAAGACGACGATCAAGACTAATCTTTTTTATCACCCTCGATCTGTTTTGGGTCGGGGGTGACATCTATAATTTGTGAGTAGTCTTCTTCTATCTTTTTCATTCTAGCTTCTAACTCCTCTAATGACATGTCCTCTAATTTACCGGTTTTAATAATCTTTCTATCTATGTATAAGCCTGCAGCTTTACCTCTATTTGTTTCTGCATTTACTGCTGAGGAGAAACTACCTTTTTTCAAAGCGGCCTCCTTAATTCTTGCTAGTTCTGCAACATGGTTTTCATAATTAACCTCAAACTTTTTTAATCTTTCTTGTTTTAATTTATCTACGTACTGTACCACGAGTGGTGATAATCTTGGGTTCAATAGCTCTGACCCCTCAGATCTTGCTCTTTTTTCGCTATACCCTGCAAGCTTGGCTGCCTCAGTTTGTGATACAGGTCCATTTGGTCCACCAAATACTATGTATTCTGCGAACCTTTTTTGCATTTCTGTTAATCTTTTTGGTACTCCCATATTGACAATTTAAGGTAACACTCCTATAATGTCAAGTATGGTTATGACAAATAAAGACATAGAGGAGTTTAACAAACAGCTCGAAGAAATAAACAAAGACCCTAATTATAATAATTATCCTGAAAGAGGTCCCGCAGATTTAGAGCAGAGAATAGAAGATTTATTAAGGATTAATGTTGAGCATCACAATCTTAATGCAGAATTAAGAAAAGAAATAAAATATTTGAAAGAGAGAGCAGAGTATTATCAAGATATGTGTGAGCAATTAAGAAAAGAAAATAGTGAGCTTAGAAATATGGGCAAAAACTTTCTTGATGAGCACAGAAATAAAGGTGATATGTAGTGTACGTCAAACATTTACAAGAGTATTTAGAGAAGTTTACAGAGGGACAACAAGGTCGTAGAGGTAATGCCGTTAGTGATGCCAAGATATACATCATGACTAAAAAAGGTTATCTTGAAGAGATTAGACGTATTGAAGTTCATGAAAGCACCAACCCATTAGATACATCTTTGCGTGTTGTTTTAAAACCAAATCGAGAAGAAAAACTAATACTTCCACCTGGATATATTAAAGATTATTAATTATTTTTTCTTTCTTCTCCGAATAGGCAGCGAAAAGGTCATAATAACTTGATTGCCTTTTTTATTAGTCCATTCACCTGTTATTGATTTATCTTCCCCAGATTGCGTTTCAGCAGACCGAAGAGCTTTCTTTAAACTTCGTGCTTGTACTTCAAACTCCTTACTACCTGTAAATTTATATGTTCTCATCCAATTAACATGTCTCCATCTATAATTTGTATATCATGATCTTGGGCTAAAGATCTAGCTTTAGGGCTAAATTTACTTGATGACATAAATATTTTAACTTTTTTAAATTCAGATTTTTCTTCGTTACAAGCTGTTATAAAATCTCTCATTTCCCCTGGAGGTATGGGTTTTTGCCAGTGTTTACATTGAACAATCGCATACAAAGTTTCTTCATTGTCTAAGATCTTGACGGCTCTAATATCAATACCACCATCATAATTATTAGAATCTTTGATACTATACCCTTGTTTTTTCATATACTCCTTACAATACTCTTCAAAACCAGCAGGAGATAACTCATTAATCTTTTCAGCTTCTGACATTTCCTTATTGTCGTAATAAAATAAACCATTCAAAGCTGTGTTTCTGTATATTTTTTCACGTTTAGTCATGTTGTGACCCCACTCACTTTCTCTTACAAAAGTAAAACCAGCCGGAACATAGATATCTAGACGTTTGGCTAATAATAATTGTTTTTTTGATGGTTTCTGATCCGTGATCAATCGTCTAGTGTGAGCTCTCCTTGTACCACTAAATTGTCTGCTTTCTTTAAAAAAGTCTTTTTCTTTTTTAATTTGCACACGATCTGTGTTTCTTCTGTATCGAACTCTTGGAAAATAAACATGATACACAGAGTTTGTTTTACTACCAAAAGGCTTTCGTCTCCCTTGGTATTGCATGCTGCTATCTCTTTCAATTAAAACTTTAGCATCACGTATACACGTTGCTAACTTTGTGTAAATCTCTTGCATACATTCATCAGAGAAGTTTTCGTTAAATTTTAATTCATCAAACAGCTTGTACTGAAAGTCCCACGTTTTTTTATCAAATACCTCAATGAGATATCTTTCTTTATCATCAAAGATAACCATTGTTATGAAATCTTCATACTCTCTAAACTTTATGGCACTAAAAACAAGGTCATGTAGTAATTCAAACACACCATCATAAGGCATAAGATAACCTGTCTGATTGTTTTTTATTTCCTCTAAAATATGTTTATCTTTGAAATCAAAGCTTTTTTTACCAAAAGAGTTACCCCATTTCATTTCAGCTCTACGAATCATAGAATATGAAAAGTAATTCTCTACCTTTTCATCCCAAAAATCTAAATCATTAACGATTTGTGAATTTCTCATGAGCAAAGGATAATTTTTAGTATTTGTGATGCCTGTAAACAATTCGAATAAATTAACTCGTTGCCAATATAAAAGATTATCAACTAAACTTTTATCTTTTGTCTCAATAAGTTTACCATTTGGCAAAGTTTCACCTTTATTGGTGTGTGAGTAAAGTAAACCAAATTTTATCATAAGTCCTCTACAATAAATTTTGTATTCAGGGGTAACTATGTCTTTAGGTATGTTGTTTAAACGAGATAATTCAACTTGAAAATGAGGATAAACATATTTAAAATATAATTTTTTTAAATCCTCAACAGACAGATTTATATATTTATTTAATAACTTCCAATGCGATCTTTGAAATGGTTTATTAGGCGTAGCGTGCATGAAATTAACAATTTCCATTAATGCTGCCTCGTGACCAACTTTTATTAATTCTTCTTTTTTCATGTAATCACATAAATTTTTAGGTATTTCACCTTTATTCATAGAATACATCATGTGATTAATATGGCTTGATGCGTTTATACTTTCCATAAAATACTTTAATTTACCTGACGGCAAAGGCCGGATGGGTCCTCTTTGAGCTATGTCGTCTCTAAACCTTTTTATTATATTATTAAGTTTAATATTGTTTCTAATAACTAATTTAGTCGCTTTAGTTTTATGCATTTTAGGAACAACGATGTATAAAGTCATTTTGTTATCAAAACATTTATCCGTCCAATCTATCTGACCATGATTTTTAAAAGAAACTTCTTGTATATTATTTTCATGAAATTGAGCGTTAGATATCATAGTCATTACTATTTTACCTTTTATTAAATTTTTATCAGTGCCATCAGTTCCTGATATTTTTAAAGTTAAGTTACCCCACATTTCTTTTTTTATTCCGTTTGCGACTAAAAGTATTCCGTCTTTATATGGTTTCGCAAAAAGGTTACCTATATATTTTGGTGTTTCTGAGTGTTCAAAATAATCTATGTCCTCACATTTAGGCAACATGAGATGAACATAAGGAACTGAGTCCACTTTAAAAAAATTTTTGTATGGTTTGTAATTTTCTTTATCTGTTCTAACATTTTCTTCCAACCATTTTTCGTGTGTAACTTGACCTGATTTTATATAACCCACAAAATTTCCTCTAATATTTATTCCCTCTTGTTGTAAAACATCAGGTGTAAAACTTATTTCTTCAAGCTCAGGTCTAGATAAACACTCTTCTTGAAATCTTTCGTTTTCCTCTAATATTAAAGTTTTTTCTTCTTTTTTAGCCTCAGAGTAAACTTCTTCTAACATCTTTGTTTTTTCTCCAGGAAATTTATCTGCCCAATCCATAGCTTTTCTCGCAAACTTTTTTCTTTCTTCTTCACTCAAATTGCGATCTGCTGCTTTTGCTTTTAAATTTTCTAGTTTCTGTCTTTCTATCGGTGTCATTTTATTTTTTCATATTTTCTTCTTCATTGATTTCTTTCTGGTATTTAAGCATAAGATCTGCCACTTTGTGCATAGCTTTGATAACGCTTTGCCCCTCATACTTATCATTTTCCGATTGTACAGATTTATTCACGATCGCCTGTAGATCCCTTACGACTTGTTTCATAGCAAATAGTCTACCTGAGCTAGAAGAGGACACGTACAGGTCATTTATCATATGCATTTGTTTTTGTAGTTCGTCTTTCATTTTATGTTTCTCCATTGTTTGATTAATTGTGGTTGATATTTAAGTTTTCGTTCTTCTTGTTCTTCAAGAAACTTTTCCCAACTGTCTACTTCTGTGGTTTGAATATCGTAATATTCATCTATCAGCAACTCAGGGTGACAACCATTATCCACCATATCTTGAAGTTCTTTAAGTCTTTTATCTTTCCAGTTCATTTTTTCTTTCATGATAACCAACCATCTGTGCTATGTTTACCACCCATTGTAGGTAAAACATAACTTACGTTCCCTTGAACATTGTCATATTCATAATTTTTATGTAAAAACCTTTTCAATACATAATTTATCTCACAATTTGTGCTGCATAAAAAAACTTTAATCTTATTAATTTTTTTATAATCTTTGGTTTTATCTTTACAAAATCTGCATTTTTTTTTCATGTTATCTCTTCTTTTATTATTTTATATTTTATTTTGGAATAATAATATCTAAACTTTGAAGGCTTAGATTTTATATATTCGTCCAAAGCTAGCTCGCATTGTCTTTTTGCCTCGTAATCGTTTTCACCTATCCCATAAACCCTAGGGATATTGTTTTCATCCACTGCGTTGTATTTTATCATTATTCAACCCCCATAATGCAAAAGAATACGACCCCTACAAAAACCGTAAATCCTAATAAAAATAATAATGTTTCAATCATCTTGTTTCTCCTTTTTTTGTTTTATAATTACCCCAAATATTCGTTTAACATTAAAGCAGTGTATGGAAAATACTCTTTTAACCAATCTGCACCTTTTTTCGCTTTTGTTTTATTTCCTTTGTCTTTTGCATTTAAAGTTGCAAGATAAACACCGTTGGCAAATCTAGGCAAAGTTAAATTTAAATGAAGTTTATGCGTGGGGACATATTGAACTTTAATTTGTTCGTTGGTTAGATCACCACATTCAGTTGAACTTAATTTAAATGGTAATTTTATTTTCATATTATCGTATTTAATTATTTTCATCTCGTTTCTCCTTTCTTTGTTTACGCAACCTCTTTATCTTGCTCTCTCTCGTCCATTATCCGTTGAGCGATAACCTCACACACCCACCAAGACAAAAGATTTTTAAATTGTGTCATACTTCCAACATGCTTTGAACCATTAAAAGAACCGATTAACTGAGGTATTGAATATCCAAAATCGTCTGCCATTGTATTCAACTCATCCCAAATCTCATCCTCGTGTTCATCATGAAATTTTACAGTGTCATCGTAATAAATTAACTCGTTTATTGTTCCACCACTGCAACCATGTTCCGCTACATCACTCATTAAAAAAAGCTCTTCCTTTTCGCCTCTTAATAAGAACTCTCTTATTGTTTCCTTGTTCATTTTATCCCTTTCTGTTTTTCTTTATTTGCTTTCATGCTTTAAGTTAACATACCATGTAGGATAATCAAGCAATTAATTTAATTAATTAAGTTCATTTTGGGTTTAATAATTATGTGATATAAATGCTGCAGTGTTGCAGAAATACAACACAACTGTTACTTTAAAAAATTCATGTTACCTGAAAGAAAATTATATCAAAAATTAAAGAAAAATATCCCTTCTATTTCTTGGAATAGAATAGAGAATTTAAGCCTTCTTGGTATGCCAGATTGCTTATGTTGCAACTCTAATGGAGTATTTTTTACAGTTGAATTAAAAGTCGTAAAAGGGAACAAGATAAGATTTTCGCCTCATCAAATTGCTTGGCATAAACGACACTTAAAGAATACATTTATCCTAGTCGAGGCAGTCGCTCCGAGATCCGTGAAAACTTTTTCAATATCCTTGTTCCGTGGCTCAATGATCTTGGAACTTGTTCGTTCAGGCATGAAAATTGAACCGGTTGCAGCGAGCTTTGCAGCTTGTCGAACTTTTTTTGAAAATTTAGATTGTGGCAAAAATTAGGCATCCTATATTTTATTTGACAGCAAGTTTTAAGTGTGCATAATCTCAAATCAACGAAAGGCAGAAAATGGAAAAGTTAAATTATGAATGGGTCAAGGGTCTTGGATCTTTTTGCGGTGTTAAGCTGCGAGGAAACGAAACCTTTGATGAACTCTTAAAAATAGAGAAAGACAATCAGGAGAGAATAAAAAGAGACGAGGCGAATATTCAAAGAGTAGACGCTCAAACAAAAGGAGTTAAATGGTAGAGCTCTTTTTAGAAACACCATTAGAGTTAAAGCTAATCGTGTTCGGGTTTCCTGTCGCGTGGTTCGTGCTTATGTATCTTGATAAGAGAGCAGAGAAAAAGCGTAAGCGATTACAACGCCCAGAAATACTAAGACCACGACCATTAAAACTAATTAAAAAATAAACCTTCTTCCCTCGTAGGAAGTACTCATGACCCTGGTCCGTTGATGACGGACCAGGGTTTTTTTATGCCGGTAGAGGTACCAACGAGCTCTGCTTTTTAGTAATTTTTTACTACCCACCCACCCTAATCACGGCAAAGGGATCCTAATATACGTGTATATGTGCTTGATTTACACATTCATTCCCCGTAAAATACTTCTTGAAATAAAAAGGCATAGCAAAAAAATTTTTCAAAAATTTTTTATGAATCGGAATATTGATATTAACAAATTACCCATAGACGTTAGAACGGAATACATGAAACTTAAAGTTAAGTTTCGTGAGAAACAAGTACAAGTCAAAGCAAAGAATGACTTCATGTCTTTTGTAAAATGCGTCTGGCCGGATTTTATTGAAGGTGCACACCACAGACATATCTCAGAAAAATTTAACGATCTTGCAAATGGGAAGATTAATCGACTAATTATTAATATGCCACCAAGACACACAAAGTCTGAGTTTGCGTCTTACTTGTTACCAGCGTGGATGGTGGGCCGTGATCCAAAGCTCAA